ACTCTTTTCACGTCTTGACCCTGATGTCCAAACCATACTCAAAGGACACAAAAAAGTCACTCTAAGTGGCACAATTCTATAATTATTTTTAAATAATTTACAAAAGCCTATAAACATTGAGCTTTTTTCTATGGTTTTTTTTTATATAACTTGTATATAATCAAAGATTATGGAATAATTAAGTATGAATGAAACAAACGGAGAAAACAAAATGACAAAAAATAAAGACCTTAAAAAAGTTAAAGTAATAAAAGTTAAAGATAATTCAGGAGAAATGCAAAGACACTATCAAGATTGTGATTGGTTAAAAGTTGATGACAACAATAATTGGTTAGGGCTTAATTGTGATTGTAGGACAAGAGCTAACGCTTTTGCAGGTTGGAAGATTTCTGATTTAAGCTATTGCTATATGGAAGCAACAAACGAATTTACTGATAGAAGATTAATGGCTAGAAGTAATAAAGGTGGATTTGTAGAATATTTTTGTGGCGAAAGTTGTAAAGAATCTCACTATAAAGAAAGATGGTAATAAAGTAAATTAAACCCACCTGCTTCGGTAGGTGGGTTTTTTTTTGTTAGTATGTCTTTATGGCAACTAAAAACAATTTCCAAATAAATGGAATGACTCAAATAAAAAGAAAATTACAAAACGCAGGTTTCACTCTTATACCTTTGCGTCATCTTATGAATGAACACTCAGAAGCTATTGTTGAAGAAGCAAAGAAAGTTGTGCCTGTTGATACTGGTAAGTTACAGAAATCTATCAAGGCTAAGAATGTTGCTATGCGAGGAAGGTTGCCTACATCAGTCAAGGTAGAAGCAACTGCACCACATTCAGCTTTTGTACACGGAAACTTTAAAAGACTTCCTAATGGTTATAGATTGCCACCAAAGAAGAACAGAAAAAACTGGGGTGGTGCTAACTGGAGAACTAAACCACACTATCCACCAATACAACCAATAGAAGAATGGGCTAGTCGAAAAACAGATGTCAACCCTTATTCTGTGGTAAACTCCATTAACGAGAGAGGAACTCCCTTAGTTCCATTCTTACTTATAGCTGAAAAGAACACAAGAAAAGAGCGTAGGAAAATAACACGCAGAGTTTCAGCAGAGATTTCTTTGGCTTGGAAATTAAAAAAGTAAGGCTAAGATAAGGAGAGATATGTCAAAATATGGAACTGGTGGCAGTAAGCCGTCAAGAACAAGACGTAGTAGAAGAAGGACAGGTAAAAAGTAAATGGCTTTTATACACGGTAAAGATACCAAAGTTTTTATGGACTCAACAGATTTGAGTTCTTATTTAAGTTCTGCTGACCCAAGTAGAACAGTTGATGTTGGAGAGACAACCACTTTTGGAAGCTCTAACAAAACATTCGTTGCAGGAGAAAAAGACGCAACAGTTTCCTTCTCAGGATTTTTTGACGCTACTGCTGATAACATTATTCAAGGTCTAGTCGGTGCTAATGATAAAGTAGCTCTCATTGGATTTGACGGTGTTGACGCAACAGATGATTGTATGTTCGGCAAAGGTGTAACAACTAACTATGGGATATCAAGTCCTGTTGGAGATGTTGTTGCAGTTACCTTTGACTTACAAGCAAGTGGATTTTTTAGTGGAAGCGTTTTAGAAAACGCTACTGTTACTGCAACAGGTAACGGAACTGCTAGAGATAATGCTAGCTCTACTGCCAATGGTGGTGGTGCTTTTATAATTGCAACATCAGTATCAGGAACAAGTACGCCTACGTTGACTGCTAAGATTACACACTCAGCAGATAACTCAACATACGCAGACCTTGTATCTTTTACTGCTTTAACATCAGCAGGTGCAGAAGTTAAAGAAGTAGCAAGTGGCACAACAGTAAATCGATACTTAAAAGTCGTTTATACTGTTAGTGGAACAAACCCAAGTTTCAATGTTATAGTTGGATTTGGAAGAAATAATTAAAAGGAGAATATATGGCATTTGTACACGGTAAAGATTCAGTTTTCAAACTTGATAACTCAGGTGGGGCATTAACTGACATCTCAAGCTATGTTAACAATGTTGATTTTCCTGAAACATCAGATGTATCTGAAACTACAACACTAGGTGCAGATAATAAAACATATATCGCAGGTCTAAAAGACGCGACAATTGGATTGTCAGGTCTTTGGGATAGTACTGCTGACGCTATATTTGGTGCAGTTGTTGGACAATCAGCAACTCTATCTTTTGAATATAGTCCTGAGGGAACAGGCTCAGGTGCAGTTAAATATACAGGAGAAGCAATTTTGACTTCTTATGCTATATCTAGCCCAGTAGGAGATGTCGTAGGATATTCTGCCGATATGCAAGTTTCAGGTGCAATCACAAGAGCAACACATTAATAAGTAAAAAGGAGAGCTAGACGTATGGCTAAAATTTTAAACTTAGATGACATTAAGTCATTACCTGATGTGCCAACTAAAACTATTGATATTCCACAATGGAATGTCTCTATCAAAGTAAAAGGCATATCTAAAAAAATGCAAATCGAATTAGGTCGATTAATCAATGGCGAACAAACAGACGCTTTTGATTATCAAAAAGCACTTCTAATAGCAAGTGTGGTAGAGCCTAAGTTAACCGAAGAATCAATAGATGAACTGTATGAAAAAGACGCAACAGTTATTGATTTAATATTTGCAGAACTTAATACACTTAACGGTGTAGGAAGCGAGATTGAGTCGGCACTAGCCGAAGATTTCAAAAGCTAACCCTGATTTAGTATTTCAATTCAGATTAGCTCGTGACCTAAGAATGACAGTTGGCGAATTGCGAACTAAAATGTCATCATTAGAGTATTCTCAATGGGCTACATACTACTATGTAGAACAACAAGAGAGGAACAAACAACGAGCTATGGCAGAAGCAGAAGCTAAGAAAAGGAAACAACGATAATGGGTAGTTCAAATATCCTAATTAAACTTGTCCTAGAAGGATTTACAAAAGCTAAAGCCCAAATGAATCACTTGGGCAAATCAACAGATGACTCATCAGGGAAATTAAATAAGTTTGGTACAGTAGCTAAAGTTGGTGCTATTGCCGTTGGTACAGTCCTTGTTAAAGCCTTAGCAAGTGCAACAAGAGAGTTCATAGAGTTCGAGGATAAACTCAACCAGTCTCTTGCCATAATGAAAACAACAGAAGAACAACAGATTGCTATGGGCAGGTCTGCTAGACAAGTTGCAATAGAGACTAGAGTAAGTGCTGATGAATCAGCAGAAGCGTTCTTCTTCCTAGCGTCAGCAGGTTTAGACGCTGAACAATCCATACAAGCATTACCACAGGTTGCAAAATTTGCTCAAGCAGGTATGTTTGATATGGCTCTTGCTACTGACTTAGCAACTGACTCTCAGTCTGCATTAGGACTAACAGTAAAAGACGCTCAACAAAACTTAGAAAACTTAACAAGAGTTACAGACGTACTTGTAAAAGCTAACACATTAGCAAACGCTTCTGTACAACAGTTCTCAGAAGCTCTTACAAACAAAGCAGGTGCTTCTCTTAAGGTTGCTAATAAATCTATTGAAGAAGGTGTAGCAGTCTTATCAGCTTTTGCAGATAGAGGTGTTAAAGGTGCAGAAGCAGGCGAGAAGTTAAACCAGTTACTTAGAGATATACCTAGAGCAACTGCAAAGAATAAAGAGGAGTTTGCAAAACTTAACCTACAAATGTTTGACTCAGAAGGCAAGTTGCTTAATGTTGCAGACTTAGTAGAGAACTTAGACTCAGTATTATCTCCAATGTCTGATGAACTTAAAGCAAGTACATTAGACCAGTTAGGTTTAAATCGTGGTGTAGCTGACGCAGTTAAAATATTATCAGGTGCAGGAAATCAAATAAGAGAGTATGAATCTGCTCTTAATGACGCAGGTGGTACAACTCAAGATGTTGCAGACAAACAAGTTACATCTTTACAAGGTCAGATAGATATATTATCTTCTAAATTTACAGAAGTTGGTTTAGTTCTAATAGATAGTCTTAAACCTGCTTTAGAAGGAACAATAGGTTTCTTTGATAAATTACTCTCAAGCATACTTAGTGTTATAGACCCACAGTCAGACTTCAACAAAAAGATTGAAGAAGGCAAACGTATTATGGAAGAACAAGGACTTGCAATTAAGAAGTCTGACCAAACATACGACAAATATACACAAACAGTAGAGGTAGCCGAAGCAACTAATCAAGACATCATTGATTCATATAAAGAGATGACAGACTCAATTAGATTCCAAGAAGCAATACAACGAGACTTAATTGCTAACACACACGAACTAGATAGAGAAACAGGTAACTTAAATAACACTAAAGAAGAATCAATAGAACTTACAGAAGAAGAAATAGAAGCAGAGAAGAAACTTACAAGAGATAGAGCAACGGCAGGATTAGACGCACTTAGAAGTCTGAATGACGCTTATCAAAACCTTAAAGATATAGAAGAAGATAGATTAGACCTAGTAGATAAAGAAGCTAAAGCGTTAACTAATCTTAATAAAGCAAATAAAGATTTAGAACAAGCTAACAATAAAGTTGAACAAGCTAAAGAAGATTTCAACAAAGTATCAGGGCTTGGTGCAAAAGTAACTAATGAAGAAGCCCTAGCGATTGCACGACAAAGAGAACAAATATCAGAACTTGAAAAAGTAGAAGAAAAGTCTGAGATACAGAAACTTCAACTTGCAGTTGCAAGAGAACGCCTAAATGAATTAATTGAACAATCTACTGCTATCTCAAGAGAAGAAGAACAAGCATTAAGAGATATTGAAAGAGCAGAAGAAGATGTCATTAAACAAACTGAGAAACTACAAGACGCTCAAAATGATTACAGGCAAGCAACAGAAGATTTAGCTAAAGCAACTGCTAACTCTACTGAGAACATCTTAGAAATGGCTCTAGCGAAGGCAGAGCTTGACTCAGCTTTAGAAGATTTAAAGTCAGCAGAGAAGTTTAAAGACGGTATAAATGAAATAGTTAGATTGATTGGTGGAGACTTAGACACCTTGACGAATCAATTTAATGCTTTATTTAATCTTGCAGGACGTGAAATTGGTAATCAAGGCTTACCACCAACAGAGAATAAAGTTATAGATGATATAGTCGAAGCAGTTGCAGAAGAAGATTTTGCACCAACAACACCTGCACCAACCAAAAAATTTGGTAGCTTAGGACAAGCAGGAGAACAATTTGTTGATAGGTTTGCAGAGTCAACTGGTGGTAGAGTTGGAACGAGTGCAGGTGGTACTATTATTACAGTCAATACTGGTAACTTACTAGGTACATCAGAAGATGTACAGTTAGCCGTAGCTGAAGCTCTTAAACAAGCACAACGTAAAGGTATTAATGTGGCTTTATAATG